CCATGCCGGATGCGACATTGCGCAAAACGGCCGCTTCGAAATCGCGGAAGTTTGATGTGGGCCGCGCCGCATCGAGCGTGACCAGCTTTTCGCCAGGGAAGAGCGTCGGGATTTTGACGTTTCCGACAACCATGCGCCGGTCTTTGTGCCATTCGCCGCGCGCTTCCTGATAATAGCTCAGCGGTGCTTCCTCGCCCAACGCATCCTGCAAAAGACTGTGATCGAAGGGGCTCTCGAGGTATGCGCCATAGACGCTATTGAGCACGGCCGCATCGAGTTCGCTGCCATCGTACTTGATGAGCATTTTCAGACGCTGCAGGACGGGCGTGAGGATGCCGGCGCCGCCGCGATGCTGGCTCGCGCGATCGCGCGTGAAATGATGCACAACGATCGGGCGGCCGAATTCGGTTTCGCGCGGGACTTTCACCCATTTCAGCGACTTGGCCGCATTGTACCAATCGCCCTGATGCGCCTGGCGGATGGAATAGGCCTCGGCGGCGCCGAAACTGTCGATGTAAACGCCACCGCGCAAATCGTTCGTGTCGAACATCAGCATGGGATTGGAGAGGCGATCCGGATCTACCAGCTGCACCGCCGTGCAGTATTGCGCGCGGCCGACGCCCAGGCGGCTGGGCTCCCAGCGCATGATCGCCAAGCTGTCGCCGTCGATCAACTCATGACGGAAAGCCAGGTGCGCCATTTGCGGCATTTGCTGACCGCGCTCGATATCGCACCAAAAACCGGGATCGTTCGCCCAGGTACGATAGTTAGCTTCGATGGCGCGGCCGAATTCATGCGCCCATTGCGCATCAAAGTTCGCGCCAGACATCGCTTTCAACGCGCGATGATCCGGCTTTGCCATCGGACGGAAGTTCGCGCCGATCGCGTTGTCCAAAATGCGTGTGACGCCGCCAGAAGCCCAGCCGTCATTGCGCACCATGTCGCGAACACGGCTGACAATCCGGTCGCGATACATGTTGAGTTCGGTATCGGGCGACAAAAGCGGCGGCTGCCACATCGCCAAATGCGGATTGAAGCTGTCGGCGGCGTCGTAAGGCACTTGGGATTCGCCGGCGAGCGCAAGCCGGCGCGGGCGCGCCACAGGATTACCGCGAGCATCCAGGATCTGAAGAGCGCCAGGCATTCAAGCCCCTATCGAAAAAGCACATTGATCGGGCGGCGCGTGCGGCATGTAACGCCGGTCGCTTGCTGCAGCTGCCCGATCAAGGCCACCAGGTTGCCGATGTTCGCGCGCGTATAGACCACGCTCTTGCTGCCGTCACCCTGGGTGTAGGTGAAACTCTCGCCCAGCTGGCCAGTCTGGAACTGCAGGAGCGCAAGCTGCGCATTGGTGAGCCAGGTGGTCAGGACATCGCGCGACATACCGGCGAAGATCGAAACAGGACCGCATCCTCCGACAAGCGTCATGACCGCGAACCCTCTTAAGCGATTTTGCTAGATATGGACTTTTTGGTTGTCGGGTCAATCGTGACCTTCAGAACGCCGCCGCGCGGCTTGGGCTTCACAGTCTCGCCCGATGCGTTCTGCGCAGCCGCGGCCGTAACCAGCGGGTTTTTATCCCACGGCGCGGCCCAGGGCGGCGGCTTATCCCAATTGATGCGCGGAAGCCCGTGCAAATGCGCGACCACATGCGTCATCGCCATCAAGTCCAGCGCTTCGTTTCGCATATTCGGGGACAGCTTTTCCCAACGGCCGTTCAGCAAGCGGCGCTCCGAAACGAGCTGCTCGAACCATAGATGCGGCGGCGTTTTGCTTTTGAAATCGGCGGGAATGTTGACGTAGCCAGGCCCCGCTTCGCCTTTCAGGAGCTGGCCGGCGAGCATGTCCTTGAAAAGGTTCGGATTGAAAAGCGCGATCGGGACTTCGCCGCGGGCGATGAGCGCAGACGCCTTGCGCGCGGTGTCCGGATAGATGATCTGCAGGAGCGGCGCCTGCAGTGTATTGGCACCGCGCGTGCCGATGATGCTCCAGGCCTCGCGGCCGCCGATCATGCCGTACATCGACAGCTTCTTTGCCTTGCGCCAGCGCATCCAGGCCGCATAGGCTTGGGCCGTCACCCCAGGCGCCCCCTGGCTGTCGAAAGATCCAGCCCGCGCCACCATCGTGCGGCCAGATCCATCCGCGAGCGGAAAGCCGCGGCCATAGAGATCCAGCAGCTTGTCCCAATCTTCCGGATTGGTCGCTGGATCCGCGAGAAAGCGTCCCTTCTCGATCGTCCAGCTTTCGGTGCCGACACCGAAACCGCGTACAAGATATTCGAAGGTGCTGATCTGGCAGTCCACACTGATCGTGATGAAGCGACAGCCATCAGGGACCGTGCCGGGTTTGAAGTCCGGATCGGCGCGCGCGATCAGATCCTTGACCTCGATGCTGCCGATCGGCCGCTGCGGCGTATATGGAATGCCCCACATTTTCACGATGACTTCGCGAAGCGTCTTGTCGTCATCGGTTTGATCGCGTTCGCGCTCGGCTTTCACCTTCGCGCGAAGAAGGCCACCGATGCCGCCTGACACGAAGGGCGACATCGCCCCGACAAGCCAATAACCGCATGTGTTGTGCTTGATGCGTTGGCCCTTGATGCGTCCGTGCTTGTCGATCATCTGGCCGGCGCCGATCCACAAGCCCGTCAGGTTCATCGCGCGCCGGTGCTTATCCTCGATCGCGCAACCATTGTGTGGGCACTGAAGAACGGCCTGGCGCTCGATCTCATCCAGGCTTCCTTCCTTGTAGAGGCCTGGATCGCAGGTGATATCCATCACCTTGTCCGCCATTGGGTTCGGGCTCGAGAAGAGCTGACACTGTGGACATTCCCAGTACCAAATGCACCGGGTGGAATCCGCGTACATCGACATGATGCCGGCGCCCCAATCCTTCTCCGGATCGAGGCCACGCGCGAGATCGCAATGCGATAGCGCGACCAGCATGGAATTGGGAATGAAGCGCTGCCGGCGAATATCCAGTTGCACTTTCACATCGCCCAGGTTCGTGGGGTACGCGTCGATTTCGTCCGCCACGATGCGCGGCGCGCTCTTGTTGATGAGGTTGCGCGCGGAGGCGGTCAAAAACTGCACGCTCATGCCGCGGAAACGCTTGTAGCCGATGCTGTCATCGATCGGCCGCAAGCCTTTCAGCCGGGCCATTTCGTCATGATCGTCAATCATCGGATTGATGCGATCTTTTACATAGGCTTCGAGGCTGTCGATGCTCTGCATGTACCAAAGCATGTTCGCAGGATCATTGATGACGCTCTTCAGCAACCAGTTTTCGGGAACGACTGTTTTTCCGATCTGACCAGGGCCGACAAGCACCGTGGTGATGTTGCCGAACGTGCCGTCCGCGGCTTCCATCGGCTCGACCAGATATGGGGTGATGTCATTGCTCCAGCGATCGCCGCGGCCGCCGCCCTGGCCCGGAAGAAACCGATGGTTCACCGAAAATTCGGGCAAGCTGAGACGCTCGGCCGGAATGAGATCGCCGGCGCAATGCGCCAGGAGCTGCCACGCGCTCAGATGCCCGAGATCTTTAACGGCGACGGGTGCGGGCACGCTTCGCCTCCTTTGGGGCTTCTGCCGGCGCGGAGGCTTTGGTCGCGTGCTCGATCTCGGCCTGCGTCATGAACTCGCGAAGATCCCGCACCGCGTTGATGCGGGCCTGGTCGATCTTCGTGCGCAGCACGCGCATTGCATCGGGTGATAGCGCGGCATCGCGCTGCAGCGCCGCCGGTAGATTGTCGAAGAACTTCCCCAACTGCAGAAACATATTCGACGCGGCCATCACCACGTCCACGCGGCTGACGGTTTGCCCCGTTGCATCGCGGATCTTCGCCTCTAGCAACGTATCGCGAAGCTCGGTTGTGCGTTTTGCCTGCTCGCCAGATCCGCGCGCCATCGCCCGCGTTTCCCAATAGCGGACATACCATTGCACGCATCCCTTGAGCGGATAGAGGCCGCGGCCGTAGCGCGGCATGCCTTCTTGGACGAGCTGACGGATTCGCTGTTCGGTGAGACCTAAGATCGCGGCGATCGCCGGCCCGGAAAGTTGAGGATCTCCGCCTCCAGCTCGCTCGCTGTCGGAATGTTCGCCGGCGCTTCCCGGCTGTCCGCCGGGTTCGCTGGCATTTCCGTTCTCGGGCCTTTTTCGGACCATCCCAACCACGCTTTAGACAGATAGACCAGTATGGTGGCGTTGCCCTTGCGGGCTTGTGCCACGATCTGCGTTACCAGCCTCACGTTCTCCCTTGCGGGACCCGCCTCAAGTTCTTTGGCGTAATCCCGCTTCAATTCTTCTTCGGTCACCGGCGGCACTAGCAGGAGCGCGATCTCTTCGAGCGGCAGGCGCATGCCCGCCATTGCTTCTACGAATTCACGCTTTTGCTTTGCGAGCTGAGCGCGCGCCATCTCCGCTTCGTGCTTCGCCTGTTTTTCCGCTTTGGTTTCCGATTTCTTTGCCATGGCGCGCTGTCCGCATTTCCTCGAACGTCTTGCCGGTGGATTGATGCACCGCTTTTAGGCCGGTGTAGATCTGCCAGCGTTCGACGATGACATCGACATACGCCGGATCGAGTTCGAGGCCAAGGCAGATCCGGCCCGTTCGTTCTGCCGCGATCAGCGTTGTGCCGCTTCCAAGGAAGGGGTCGTAGACCAATTGCCCCCCCCTCGAATTGTTTTCTATCGGCCGCTGCATACACTCGATCGGCTTCTGGGTGCCGTGACCCGTATCGTTCTTCACGATATCGATATTCCAGACAGTCGATTGCTTGCGGCCGCCGCGCCATTCGGCAGTTTCGCCAAT